CGATGTTGAACAAGCCAAAGAAATGGAACAAATGACACCTAACGGAAGAGAACAAGACGATGATACTTACATTCAGTAGCCAAGTAGAAGCTGCGGATACAGAGCGCAGAATTATTGCTGGCAAGATTGTGCCATTCGAAGAAGTAGGCAATACCTCAGTAGGTAAAGTGGTCTTTGCTAAAGGCTCTATCGAGATCGGTGACCCAGGCAAGGTTAAGATGCTTATGCAACACAGCGCAGAGCGCCCTATTGGAAGAATGCAAAAATTTAACCAAGCAGAAGATGGCATATACGCTAGCTTCAAAATCAGTGCATCAATGCAAGGCCAAGATGCTTTAATCCTTGCAGGTGAGCAGTTAATCGATGGTTTGTCGGTTGGTGTAGATGTTAATAAATCTGTACAGAAAAAAGAATTTTTATATGTAACCAGTGCAACACTAAGAGAGGTTAGCCTGGTCGAAACGCCTGCATTTAGTGCAGCGCAAGTAACTAAAGTTGCTGCTAGCGAGAGCGAAGCAGAGACACCAATCGAAACTAAAGAAAGCGAGGCTCCTGTGGAAGATTTAGCAACAGCGCCACAAGAAGCAAAGGCAGAGGCTGCTACTCCTACAGTAGAAGCCGCACGCCCAACAATTACAGCACCACTAATCACAACTTCAGTACGTTCACCAATTAACTCAATGGCGAAGTACACAGAGCACAAGATCAAAGCTGCACTAGGTAGCGATGAATCTAAGCTTTATATTGCTGCGGCAGATGACTCATTCTCAACTAACCCAGCATTTAACCCAACTCAATTTTTAACTGAGTTTGTAACTAACACACGTTTTGGCACACCAACAATCGATGCTTGTTCACAAGGCACACTGCCAGCATCAGGTATGACAATTCAAGTACCATCTTTGGTAACTTCCGCAGGTGGTGGCACAGGTGTAGCACCAGTCGTAACTGTTGAGGCAGAGGCTGGCGCAGTACAAAATACAGGTATGGAGACTGCTTACCTATCAGGTACAGTGTCTAAGTACTCAGGTATGAATACATTATCTGTTGAGTTGTTAGAGCGTTCAGACCCTAACTTCTATGCAGAGTTAACACAACAGCTACAAAATGCGTATTTGACAACTATTGACACTGCAGCATTAACAGCTTTGTTAGCAGCAGGCACATCTGCATCAGCAGTATCAGCAGATAGCGATGGAATCGTTGCATACACAGCACAAGCAGCAGCAGCTGTTTACAAAAACACTGGCTACTTTGCTCAGAACTACATCGGCAACCCAGCACAATGGCAAGCACTAATGGGCGCACTTGATAACACAGGTCGACCAATTTACAATGCAATTCAGCCAATGAATGCAGGCGGAGATGTACGTCCATCCTCAATCCGTGGAAATGTATTAGGACTTGATCTATACGTAGACAAGAACTTCTCACAGACTGCATTTGATGATAACTCAGCTGTAATTATTGCACCAGAGGCATTTACTGTATACCGCAGCCCACAGGCATATATGAGCGTAAATGTCGTAAGTAATTTGCAAGTACAGGTGGCAATTTATGGCTTTATGGCAACAATCGCCAAAATGCCTTACGGAATCATCAAGTTCGCAGCAACACCTTAATAAAACAAAATCAGTAATCTCTGGGGTTTAGTAGCCCTAGCCCCAGAGAGCTATTAGCAAAGGAGTAGAGATGCCAGCAACGTTTGTTACAACAGCCGAGTTACGGGCTAATCTTGGTATTGGTTCACTCTACTCTGATGCGACTGTGGAAGAATGCTGTCAATCGGCAGAAGATTTAATTAGCCAATACTTATGGCATAACGATGCCCCAGTAGTAGGCACAGCATTACAAGATAACGTGGCAACACTTATGCTTTCTAATCCGAACGCATTTGTAACAGGTCAGCAAATAGTAGTAAGCGCTTGTGGTTCAACATTTAACGGCACTTACACAATCACTGGCACAATACCGCCAAGCACAGGCACAACTAACCTTATTCCAGTATTTATGTATCAATATGGACAAACTAATTACCCTAACGGATATTCATTTGTGCAATATGCAAAAACAGCAGCTAATCAAAATTTTCATAAAGTAGTACCTTATGGCAACGCAAGAGGCCCAGAACACAAAACCCAATCTTATGCGAGCACCCCTGCAATACGAGAAGCTGCGATGATAATTGCAGTGGACATCTGGCAAGCAAGACAAGTTAGCCAGACAGGTGGGGTCGGTATGGATGGGATCAGTGCCAGCCCCTATCGGATGGGTTATCAGCTGATTAACCGAGTGCGTGGTCTCATCCAGCCGTATTCAAGTCCAGCATCACTGGTGGGCTAATGGCAGCGATCTCCACCCTACGTGGCACACTAGCAACAGCCTTAACAAATAATGGCGTATGGTCAACCTTTAGTTTTCCGCCCAGCACTTTGCTTGCAAATAGCGTGGTGGTCACACCCTCAGACCCCTACATCGTGCCAAACAATAATAGCCAAACAGGTATAGCACCCTTGGCTAATTTTAAGATTTTAATAACCACACCCGCATTTGACAATCAAGGCAACTTGCTAGGTATAGAGAATTTTATCGTAGCAGTAGTAACTAAACTAGCGGCATCAACCCTGGTTTACAACATATCAAGTGTCTCCGCTCCAGCTATAACCAATGCAGCTAGTGGAGATTTATTAACATCAGAAATAACTGTATCAATCCTAACGAGCTGGAGTTAAAATGAGCACACAATCAGAAGACTTAGCCTTCTTAATTAAGACAGGCCAGATCAAAGAAGCACCAAAACCAACTGCACAAACAAAGAAAGATGAGGAATAACAATGGCAATCTATTTAAATAATAACGTTGGTGTTAAGTTGGCTACCGCTGCTGCACCTACAGCACCTTCAGTTGATATCAGCGCATTCGTTACAAACGCCGTAATTAACCAAATTGTAGATGAGTTAGAAGTAACCGCTATGGGTGACACAGCACATAAATTTGTTGCTGGTCTACAATCAGGCACATTCCAATTAGACGTGATTAACGACTGGGCAGCAAACCAAATTAACGACACGCTTAGAGGCGCATTTGGTCTAACATTAGCAGTATCAGTAATCACTGTTAAGGGCACTGCTGTATCAGCCACCAACCCAACTTACCAATTCTCAATTTTGGTCAACAACCTAACCCCAATAGGTCAAGGCGGCGTTTCAGAAATTGCTACGTCAAGTCTGTCCTTTACTGTAAACTCCGCAATAACAGTGTCATCATCGGTGGCATTCTAACTAAGGAGTAGTAATGGCAAAGCTAAAGATAACAAGGGCTAATGGTGAAGTATCAGAGCACAAGATAACACCAGGTGTCGAGTACGCTTTCGAGTTAAAACGAGGTATGGGAATTAGCAAGGCCTTGCGTGAAGATGAAAAGCAGTCAGATATATTCTGGTTAGCTTGGGAATGTTTACGCAGGGCTGGCGCTCAGGTATCTCTATCGTTTGATGAATTTATAGACAGTTTAGATACTGTCGAGGTGTTAGACGAAGAAAAAAAATAACTGAGCGGTCTTCAATCCTTTACAGCATCGCACAGTTGAGCGTAGAGACTGGGATACCGCCTAGAGAATTTATTGATATGGATAGCGAAATGTATGGAGCAATTATACAGGTGCTAACCGACAGAGCTAAGGAGATACGAAATGCCAGTCGTAGTAAACGGCGTTAAACAACTCCAGAAGGCTATGAGAGAAGTAGAGCCAGAGCTTAATAAGCAGATGGCTAAAGATATTAAAACAGCGATGCTTATTGTTCGAGATACTGCACGTGGTTATCTGCCTCAACAAAGTGAAGTATTAAGTGGTTGGGGCAAAGGCACTGCATCAATAGACACAATTAGAGACCCTAAAAAATTATTCCCACCTTACGATTATGCACAAGCTAGAACTAAAATTGCATACTCAGCGGGACAAAACAAGCGCAGTAATAAAGGCTTTAGGGCTGCATTTTATGTATACAACAATTCCCGATCTGGCGCTATTTTTGAAACCGCAGGCCGTTTAAATAAGCCAAGAGGTAACAGATCGCTAAACCCTAACGCTCCAGCACAATTTAATGCTGCTGCTGAGATGCTATCAAGTATGAAGGGCCAGGGTATGCAACGAGGCCGATTGATTTACAGAGCGTGGTTTGAGAAATCTAACAAAGTTATACCCGCCGTGGTATCTGCCATAAACACAGTTGCAACAGACTTTAATAAAAAAACACAACTACGTAAGGCAGCATAGTGGCTAATTTAATTGTCAGCGCAGTCAGCACCTTTGATAATAAGGGATTAAAAAAAGGCAAAAAAGAAATAACGGCCTTTGAGCAAACAGTTAATAAATTAGGTAAAACCTTTGCCAGTGTTTTTGCAGCTCAGAAATTATTAGCATTTAGCAAGAATGCCGTCAAAGCATTTATGGCCGATGAAAAAGCCGCTAAATCCT